AACACAGTGTGTTACAGATTTGGCACACCAACTCAAAGCAGGAGATCTTGTTAATATCTCAGGTGTCTCACCTACGTCTTATAATAAGACAAACTATATTGTTGTTAGAACAGAGACCCTTAATAGATTCACTGTTAAGAGAAACTATGCTACCACAAGTGCTGCAAATGTCACAACAGGTAATAGTGGTAACCCTGCAGAGATATTCGTCAAGGAACCAAACTTATCTGTCATAGATGGTCATGCTTATCAGTTTGACACAAACCACGCAAGTAATACTGGAAAAGTTCTAAACTTTACACTTGATCCAAGCAACACAGATGTGTTTACGTATAAGAACGTTATTGATGAAGTAAGAAATACTATAACAAACGAACAAGAGTCAATAACAATAAAAATACAGGATTTGCCAGGTATCTTCTATTATCATGATGTTAACCATGTAATTACTGCACCAAATAACTTTACAGTCACTGTTGCTGCAAAAACATCAGATCATCCTCTATTTGGTCAAGGATCTGGTAATGGATATTATATTACAGGTGATAAGTATGGAACGGTTGTACAATCTCCTGCTATTACAATGTCACGTGGAGAAACTTACATATTCAATCAAAACGATGCAAGCAATCAAACTCATGCAATATACTTCTCTGAAAGTGAGGATGCATACGGTGGAGTAAGTAGATATGAGACAGGAGTAGTTTATAAAATTAATGGTGAGTCTGTGCCATGGAACGATTACAATGTAAGATTTAATGATAGTGATGGTAATGGTAATCCTCCTACAACTCGTAGTGTTGAAATAACTGTTGCAGCGAATGCTCCAGACACATTACACTATGTTTGCCAAAACCATGCATATATGGGAAATGCGATCAATATTAAGAGTGATGTAACAAACACAAGAAACTTTATCGTAATTAACGATCCAATACTAGGAACTCATAGTATAACATCCAAAACAGATACTACATTTACTTACTTGCTTCCTTTAGCACCTGAGTCTGGTTATAGTACAGGTGTATCATACTCTACAAACTCAATCTACCCTTCTGGTGGAATAGCGACTATAACCATAGGTGATAATGGTAGAAACTATCAGTCGTTGCCTGTATTGAGTGGATCTACTAGATCTGGATCTGGTGCTACTGCAACCGCAACTATTTCTGGTGGAATAACTGCAGTCGGTATATCAAACAACGGTCAGGGATATAGTGCAAGTAATTTACCTAGTGCTATTATCACAATGCCTGATTTTGTTGATATAACTCTAGAAAGCGTTTTGGGTAACTTCTTACCAGATGAAATTATAATTGGTAAAGCAGTTCAAGATGACACAACTGCTAGGGGTAAGGTCATATCATGGAACCCAATAACATCAGTGTTGAGATTGCAACCTTTACAAAATACAAGACCAGGTGCACTAGCACTTGCTAATAAAGGTTATACTATGTTCAATGATGGTAAGAAATATAATATCAACCCATCACAAATTGATACGTTAGCAAATGCAGAAACATTTGAGTTTGCTGCACATAACGCAAAGACAGGAGATCCAGTCAAGTATGTCTCCGCACAAACCAATCCTGTACAACCATTAGTGGTAGGACAAACATACTACATTATTAACACAGGTGATACTGATCGTGTTAAATTTGCAGAAACACCTCAACTTGCAGAGGTAGGCACAGCAATTACCATAACCAATTCTGGAACTGGCACACAGTCATTCAATATTCGCTCAAGAGTGTATACAGGTGGTAACTCTGTTGCGACAATTCAATCTATATCAGGAACACAAGCAACAGTTGGTGTTGCTGTAGATGGTGCGGGTAAGTTATCTAGTGTGACTGTTAATACTAACGGAACAAATTATAGAACTGCACCAGACCTCATACTTGGCGATCCTTACTTTGGTGCTGTAACTGGACTATCAATAAACACACAATCAGGAGGATTAGGTCAAGGAACATATACCGTTACTCAAAGTTCTACTAATATTGCAACTAATCCAACTGGACTTCAAATTACTGTTGTAATTGCTGCAAATGGAAACGTTGCAACTAAGAGTGATGGAACTCCTGATATTACTATCGTTAATGGTGGTAGTGCATACGTCGTAGAGGGTGGTAACAATACAGTTACATTTGATGGTGGTGATATGGGTGGATCTAGTGGAGCAGATAATCTTATATTGAACATAACATCTCTGTCATTTGTAAACCCCGCTACCACAGAACCGTTATTGAATGCATCTATAGATTCTGTAACTGTAACTAACACTGGGTCTGGTTACTTATCTGCACCTACAATAACTGCACAAGGTGGTAATGGTATCAATGCAGACTTGAATGCAATAATTGTCAATCAAGGTGTGACACAAATTAATATTGCTAATGCAGGAGAACAATATCAAAGTCCTCCATTAATCAACATAGAACAGAAACTTGGAACTGGTGCCTCTATACTTCTTAAGTCATCTAACTTAGGAGAGATATTAAAAATTGGTGGAGAAAATATTACGTTTAACTATAGTCATGATAGAACTCTAAAACCAAAGTTAAACACAACTTATAACTTACAATTAATAAGAACTCAAACTATTGACTACTTTGATGTAGTTGATGGTGGTCAAAACTTTGTATCCACACCTGAGATTGTTCTTGTGGGTGGACAAGGATCTTTATTTGTATTAGATCCTATAGTGTTAAATGAAGTTATACAATCAGTTGAGGTTATTAAATCTGGTAGAGGATTTACATCAGCACCTACAGTTCAAGCAAGAGTAACTCATACATTTACTCCGTTAAATTCTAACAGCACACTAAACTTCCCATATAATGCAAAGATACCGACTGGAACAGCATTGACTTTAGTAGAGCAGTTAGGAACTCTTCCTGCACCTTTGAATACTACAGACACATACTATGCTATTGCTGCTACTACTGCAAACGGATTAGCGACTAATCAAATAAAACTTGCAACCTCTCTTGCCAATGCTAACACTGAGACTTCTATAGCATTCACAAGTGTGGCAATTGGAGATCCTAATACTGGACAGGCATACTTTGCAATCCAGACTACAGATTTAGGTGAAAATATTGTTGCATATATGAGACCAGCTCAATTCTCTGTTGGGGAGAGGATATATCAAGGTGCATCTACAAGTTCTTATACCGCATATGGAATAATTAAAAATTGGGATCCTTCTGGTCGTGTTGTAAGTGTAGAAATTATTGAGGGTGAGTTTTTAGTTGGTGAACCTGTATTTGGTGAAGAAACTGCAGCGTTTGGTCAGATACATGCATTTGATAGAGCAGATGCAGAGTTTGTTGTATCTCCAATTAGTACGTCTGCAGCAAACTGGGAGAAGACAACTGGATTCTTAGATGTTAACGCACAGCGTGTATATGATAGTGATAGATTCCAAGAATTCTCATATAATATATCATCTCCAATAAACATAACAGATTGGAAAAATCCACTTAAATTTGCAGCACATCCTGCAGGATTTAAAGTTGTTGGAACTCAAGTGTTAAGTCAATCTGTTACAAAAGTGTTTAGACCTAGATCTACTTCTAATCTCAACCCAAGTAGTCAATTTGATTGGTGGACAAGTAATACAAATACTCTTGGAACCACATTTAACGGAACTACATTTATTACACCAAAACCATCTGCCAAATCAACTGGTAAGTTATCAACAATTAATAACTTTGCATTATCAAAACCAGACTACAGTGCGTTAGTTCCTACAGAAGTTTCTATCTATGGAAGACAGTTATTAGACGTTCAAAAGATATTGTCATGTATTGTATACAAACTAGATGATATTAGTGATAGAACATTAACATTTGATGGATCTAGTTCTACTGTAGTAGATGGAACAACAGATAGAATTACTATTCCTAGTCATGGGTTAATATCAGGGCAACAGATAACATACTTCTCTGGTGGAGATAGATTCTTAGATGCTAGAGATTTGATTATCAATAATATTGATTATATTGTAGAAGAAACTATTGGATTCTTGAATACACAATATCCAACACTATCTTATGATCAAACTAAGTGTGCTAGAGATACTAGACTTGTAATTATATCATGGACTAATGACCTTAAGTATGGTGGTAATTACTTTACCATAACTGCTGCAGAAACATACACAACTGGAACAGGAATACAGCATGTAGGTGGCGAAGAAACAGAGACAATCTACGCTTACAATAAAGCAAGAGATTTATGCTTACTAGCGGTCACTAATGACCTTCCAGTCGGCACATATACAAATATAGTCCCACAGACAGATCTAAGCATTACAAACGATTCTGGAGGGTGTGCAGACGTTAAAAGTGCCATTAATACATTAGCAGGAATAGTCACAAATGTAATCAGCAATCCGACTGATCCATTACCAACCATAGATGCAGGAAATTATCCAAACAATAGATCTGGCATTCCTATTGGTGGTCTTGCAAATGCAAGCAAATACTATGTTAAAGTTATAGATGCAAACACCATAGAATTAGCATCAAGCATAGGTGGTGCTACCATTAATTTGACATCACAAGGATCAGGTGTTGGACACTCAATAAGATGTTTTGTAGATGGTGTTAATGGTTCGTTTAAATTAAGAACTGATGGAATTGACCTTAGTACTAAGATTGGAAAAACTGCTGTAACCTCACAACTCTTACTTACAATAAATGGTTTAGTTGTTAATCCTGCAACATATACGTTTGCTAATGATATTGTAACATTTGTTACACCACCACTATCAGAGAGTAAAGTAATAGCAATGTATTATGATCGTTCTAGTTACGCTAGTTCGTTTGTACTAGATCAGATAGGAGACGAGATTAAATCATTTGGTGCTATTGTAGGTGGAACTGGATACAGTGATGGAACATATAGTGCAGTGCCACTTAAGAATAGACTAGGCAGTGGAGTCGGTGCCACTGCTGATATTACAGTTACCAATGGTAGCGTATCAAATGTTACACTAGTGTCTGCGGGTAATGGATATAATGATACAGACGTACTAGCAATATCTGATCCTCGTGTTGGAGAACAGTTAGTCAAAAACTTCCTCCCTACAAATGGAACATATACTCCTGCAGATGGTCAGATGGTATTGACTATTGGGGCAGGACATGGTTTATCAGCACCTACAACACATACACCAACATTTGCAACATACGATCCTAATACTGGTTTGATGGTGGTAACTATTAATAACCATGGACGTGTAAATGGCGATCAAGTTAAGTTTGCAGATGGTGCGATTAGATTTAGTTGCACTTACGGTGGTGGCGGTAATGATGATTACCCACGTTCAACTGATTATGCATCAGATAGATGGTTACAGGTATTTGACTGCACTACAAATACATTTACAGTTCAAGTTCTTGATAGTATTCCTTCTACTGATCTAAGCGAACATACATGGGTGTCTGCAGTAAGCAATAGTGTCAAATTTGCAATATCTACAGTTAGGATTGCAAATGAGTCATTGAAGTTTAGTTGTAACTTTGGTGGTGCTACTGGTGCTGCTGCTATTAAGGCATACCCACGTGCTACTGATCCAATCGGCACACAGGGTAAGATGAGAGATATACCTGTAGAAGCAGTCGCTACAGATACAATCACAATCAATGCATTGAATGGAACAACACCTACAAATACTGATCCTCATGCATGGGAAGGATTGTCAGATTATCAATTCCAACCATCAGATATTGATTATACACCTTCTACAGGTGAGATGGTTATAACAGTGACTGGTCATCCATTAATCAAAGGTGACAGAATATTCTTTGCCAATGACTCATTAACATTTACATGTGGTCTAGACAACAATCAAACACAACACACATATCCTAGAGTTGGAGATCCATCAGAGGGTGCATGGCATACTATTGATGCTGTAACTACAGATACATTTACAGTTAACGTAGGTGTATCATCTGATACATCAACACATATATTTGTGAGTGCCACTTCTACAGCTGTCACAAGGGCAGTTGTTAGTTACGGTGTTTACAAGTATTCCAAATTTGCAGATGCAGGAAACTTACTACGTTTAAATCAAAACTTTATTGCTACAACTGCATACGGTAGAATGCAAGCGGACAATCCATCATTCTCTGGTATCTACAAAACTAAGTGCATTCGTGACACAAATCTAATCATAGATGCAGTGGCAGATAACGTTGAGTTTGGTGGAAACTCAGCAGTATATGATGCAGCAAGATTCTATGTTAATACAGTTCACTTACAAGGAGAAGAAGGTGAGTCTGTACAGGTATTCAATCATGCTAGAGATATTTGTCGTCAAGTTATGCGTAACCTTACAGTTACTACAAACGCAGATACTGTAGGAACACAGATAAAAGACAATACTATCAGTAATGACTCAGGCAGCACAACATACTCCGAAGCATGTTGTATTGATGTAGCATCCACCATCACATCATTATGGGGTATCGTTACACAGGCAGTGGGAACTGGTGCTCACATCTTTGTTCAATCTACATCTGGTAACATAACTGTTACTGGCGGTGGTAGCGGACCTTTCACTGCTGTTGCTCCAACAACTTATGACAATACCACAGGTCTCATGGAAATGGAGATTGGATCTCATTCACTTACAACAAGTGATACAGTAACAATCGCTGCCAACTCAATGACATTCACATGTGCCAATGATAATCATGCAACACAACATACTTACCCACGAACAAGCGATCCTGCATATAATACAGCAGTTGCTATTACTGCAGTTACGGGAACAACAATCACAGTAAACGTAGGAACTAACCTTGGAAACTTGAATGGAATTGTAAAAACAACAGGAACTACACCATACTTCCAAGTAAACGTTGATACAGTAACGTTTGATGGAACTGATACATCATTTACTACATTGTCTGGTGGATCTACACAAATATTACCAGCTAGTGATAACTTCTTGATATTCTTAAACAGCACATTACAAATTAAAGGAAATAATGATGCATACACATATACAGGTAGCACAATAACATTTACAGAAGCACCTCTAGCTGGAATGGACTTCTATGGGTTCTACTTTGGTAAATTGACTCAATTAGACGAGATTGATCCTTTCTTTGATAATAATAAGAAGACCTTTACTATGAAACAGAATACTGAACCATTCTCTCTAGAAAGTGACAATACAGCAGTCCAAGCACAGAACAACTTGCTTATATTCTTGAATGGTGTATATCAGGAACCTGGCGTTGCATATTCATTGACTGGTTCTATTATTGAATTTAGTGAACCACCAAGAGCAGGATCAGATTGTACATTGTTCATATACACAGGTAGTTCAGAAGATGTATTAGTAAGTAATACATTTAACTCCATAGATCCTGGCGATAGAGCACAAATTGCTAGTGAAGGGTCAGACCGTCTTGTCGCAACTGTCTCAAGTTCGACTACTATTGATAGTTACGAGTATACAGGTTTAAGACCAAATGTTGCTGAGTTTACTGCGACTGTGACAGGTGGGCAAGTGACACAAGTTACAATTACAGATGAAGGATCTAATTATGAGGTTCCTCCTATTCTTATATTCCAAGGTGGTGGTGGAGAAGGTGCGTCTGCTGAGACTCAAATTGAGACTGGTAGTGGTCGTGTCTTATCAGTTATAAATTTAAAAGGTGGTTCTGGATACACGAGTGCACCATCAGTTCTCGCTGTTCATCCTATAGCAATAGAGAGAAGACAGAGAGATAGAGTATTGTCTAATTCTAATTTACTTGGAACCACACATCTTACACAAACACTCTCACAAGGTGGAAATACCATTAACTTGAAAAATGTTTACTTTAACACCAATCAAAAAAATGGATTCCCAGATGAGGCTGAGGTATTGATACCATTCTGGGATACTACACAAACAGATCCAACCACAGGTGCATCTTTACCACCTGTATGGAACGTAGAAAGAATCTTGTATGGTGCGACAAATACATCTGCTAATACTCTTACAGTAGCAACAGGCGGTAGAGGATATGATGGAACTACCGCAGCAGAACATCCAGTTTTGACAGCAACTTACACTGTTGCTGCGGGCAGTTTATTATGTGCAGTATCAACATCTGTTGCTCATAACTTCACTACAGGTCAAAGAATTGTTTTAGATTTTGAGATTGGATCTGGAAGTGGAACTGCACCAAACGGAACTTATACAGTTACCGTTACAGGATCACAGACATTTACGGTGGAGCTTCCTTTCGTAATTACAGCGGGCACAAGCGGAAACACTTCTATCTGCCCAGAAGTTCGTCTGAGATCGTTATAAATAACCAATAAAGCTTATATTATTGCAATGGCATTAGTTACAGACAATTTTAGAATATACGCTGCAGAAAGCTTTAGAGATACCCTACAAGCTACCAATAAGGTATACATGTTTGTGGGTAGAGCAAAAACTTGGGGTAGTACAGATACACCACCCACAGGAGAACCTCTCGATAGCTTCGAGTATGCTAGAACTTCTTACGGTGACTCCGTTGCATTTAAGCGTGTTGACATATCCGATACAGCATTGGTAGTTCCAAGAGTTGATTGGGTAGATCCTACAAAAACAACTGGTGGAGTAGGACGTACATATTCAATGTATAAACCTGATTATGCACCAACAAAGACTACTGCAAACGGTTC